GTTGTTTTATATATTGGAAATGTTGATTTATTTCCACAAGTTGATACTTGGACTAGAACATTCCAACTTCCAGATCGTAGAGTAACTAGAACTGTTAACAGAACTGTTAGAAGAACCGCTGTCAGTTCTTCTAGCAGAACTGTAAATCGTGAGGTAAATATTGCAGACCCAAATCGTAGAGGGCAAGTAACAACATCAAGTTCTACATCTACTTCAGTGGGTGTTTCTAGATCTTCCAGAACAAGCTCATCTAGTAGCACTGCCAGTAGTCGCGAAATTGTCTCTAGAACTCCTGAAATTTACATGAGATCTAGAAACACTGAGTTTAAGGTTTCTGAATTGAAACCATTAACAAAGTATTATCAGTTTTTAGATAATAATAGAGAAGTTGATGTAGTTCCTAAGTTAGTAGAAATTTCTCCAAATCCACAATTACAAACTTATGGTGCCTCTGCCGCATTTAGTGTTGGTGAAACTGTGGTCGGAACAACCTCTAATGGTGAATTAATAAGATTTAGATTATGTACTCCAAATCATAAATTTGGAAGTTTTAATAATCCATCTTCAATATTTACTATTAATCCATATTCAAGAGAAGAAGACATTGGTTCAATTTATAGTTCGACTTCAAAAGTTCTTAATGTAGATACTTCATCTTTAGCTCAACAAGCACAAGGAGCATACTCTGGTTATCTAGTAAAAGGTATGCAATTAGTTGGTCAAACTAGTGGTGCAATCGCCTATGTTAAAGATATTAGATTAATTTCTGACAATTATGGAGATTTGTTTGGAACATTTTTCTTAAAAGATCCTAATACAAGCCCAGCACCTTCTGTCAGAATAGAGACTGGTCGTAAACCATATAGAATCACTTCTAGTCCAACAAATGAAGAACTACTTCCCGGAAGTACAGCGATATCATATGCTGAAAGTGAGTATAATGCAACAGGTGTATTTGAACAATGGAGAAATCTATTTGTAACAACAGTTGTTAGAACTAGAGTTGTTACAACCAGAGTAAACATTGTAACAACTACAACAAATACTAGAACTGGATATTTTGATCCATTAGCACAAACATTTACCGTTGGTGGAAACGTTCAGGTTAAATCAAATATTGATACTGAAGATGATGCAAATGGCGTTTTCTTAACCTCTGTTGATCTATTCTTTGCAAATATTGATACTAATAATTCTCCACTAAGACTTGAAATTAGAACTGTTGAGTTGGGAACCCCAACATTAAATGTCATTGGTAGATCTGTTACTGTTAGACCCACCGAAGTTAATGCAGTTGGAAATACAATCACCAACATTAAAAAATCGACAACTGGAACTGTTGCCACAAATATAAAATTCCCAGAACCTATTTTCTTGGCACCAGGGAAAGAATATGCTCTCGTAATTGTTTCTGAAAATAGTAATGAATATGAATTGTGGACAGCAATCATGGGAGAAGATGTCGTTAGGGATTCCAGTCTTCCAGACGTTAATGTTGAAAGATATACCCAACAGTTCTCTCTTGGATCACTTTTCAAATCTCAAAATGGATCCATATGGACGACCGATCAATATCAAGATTTGAAATTTAAGTTATATAAAGCGAAGTTCATAGAAAACACTGGTACGGCATATTTCTTCAATCCACCTTTAGATTCAAGTAATGGATATGTTAGAACTCTTGCAACAAACCCAATAACTGTTTTACCAAAAACAGGAAAAATTGGAATTGTTACTTCATATAATAGTGATTTTATTGGAGTTGTTACTGTTGGAAGAAAACTTGCCGGTGTAAATGGATATGGTGGATCTGCAACTGTTGTTGGTCAAGGAAGCTCAGTTGCTACAATTTCTACAACAGAATCTGGAGTAAACTATCCACCAACATTAACCAATAAGGTTGTTTCCACTTATAATATTATTGGAAATGGAAGTGGATTGAAGTTAGTTATTAGCACTGATTCAAATGGAGTTATTTCTGGTGCTGCACATTCTACAGCAAATCCAGATTATGGAACTGGATATAAAGTTGGGGATGTTGTTGGTATTGTAACCTCAACTACTGGAGTAGGAACTGCTAGAGGTAGAGATGCACAATTTACAATTACTTCAATAACTGGTCTTGATACTTTATATCTCTCAAATGTTCAAGGTGAATTTGGCAGTAATGCCGAAAATCATGAATTCTCTGTTCAGACTGTGGGAGCAGGATTAAGTTACTATGATGGAAGTAGTATTGTAAGTGCTGCCGGAACTTATATTACAAGTTCTAGTGCTGATGGAGGCGTAAACTCTGGAAATTACATAAAAGTTGATCATTTTGAACATGGAATGTATTCAAATACAAATAAGTTAATCTTAGATAGAATACAATCAGATGTTTCTCCAACAATTCTGTCTTCAAATTTACTTTTAAATCAGACTACAATCAGTGTTGCAAATACATCCAATTTCACAACTTTTGAGGGGCAGACAGTTGGTGGAAATTATCCAGGATACGTCAAAATTGGGAATGAAATCATAAAATATGAGGGAGTTGGAAATGGAGAATTGACTGTTGCGACTACTGGTGGAAGAGGTGTTGATAACACTATTCCAATCAATCATTTTGCTGGTGATATTGTTGAAAAATACGAATTTGGTGGAATTTCATTAAGAAGAATTAATGGAAGAACTGCATCTATTAAAGACCCAATTGATATTGATAGTTATCATGTTGAAATTGATAGATCATCTTCTACTGGTTCTAATAGACAGCAAGATAATTCTACTTCAGGATTGCCACAATTATCATTCACATCCAGAAAAACTGCTGGTGGATCTAGAGTAACTGGCACTCAGAATATTCTGTTTACAGGATTAAGACCAACATATGATATTTCTCTTCCCGGATCAGAAACATCCGTGGATGCTTTCATTAGAACCACTTCTGGAACTGGAGTATCTGGATCAGAAAACTCGTTCAATGATGTAGGATTCCAACCAGTTCAATTAAATTCATACAATCCTATGGAAACTCCAAGAATTGTATGTTCAGAACCGAATCAAGATCAGTATCTAACTGCACTCCCAAGGAAAAAATCATTTACTACAGGCATAACCTTTAGTTCAACAGATTCTAACTTATCCCCAGTTATAAATCTGAATACGGCGTTTACAGAATTTTTCTGTGATCGAATTAATAATCCAATAACAAATTATATCACTGATGGAAGAGTAAATGGTATTGAAGATGACCCACACGTTGCGATTTACTATAGCAACATAGTAAATCTTACAAATCCAGCAACATCATTGAAAGTTCTTCTTTCCGCGTATAGAGATTCTTCAGCTGATTTCAGAGTTCTTTATAGTTTGATTAGAGCAGACTCTAGCGAAATTGAACAGTCATTTGAATTATTCCCTGGATATAATAATCTAAAGCAAACAACTGATGGATTATTACCAATTAATGAAAATCAAAATAGTGGTTTGCCTGATGTCAGAGTTCCTGGAAGTTTTGATAATGAATTCTTAGATTATGAATTTACTGCAAATAATTTGGATTTATTTACTGGATTCTCAATCAAGATTGTAATGTCAACAACAAATCAGGCAAAAGCACCTAGATTCAAAGATTTAAGGACAATAGCAGTCAGATGATAAAAGTTGAGGGTCATTCAAATCTTTATAGAGATGAAAATAGTGGCGCTATCATTAACCATGATAGCGTTGCTTACAATCAATATGTAAATTCTATAAACCAAAAAGAACTAAAACAAAAAGAATTAGATGATATGAGAAGAGATATTGACGAAATAAAATCACTCTTAAAAGAGTTTTTAAAATCTAATTAGATGGCAATTAATATAAATAGAGCATAGAGGTCTATTAGAGTATCAAATAATGGCTGTTTATGTATCCAATATTGTGATTGAGCAGGGATTTGACTTTGATACTTCATTTGAGTTGGAAGACACCAGAACAAACGCAGCACTCGATTTAACAACTGCTTCGGTTGAAAGTAAATTGAGAAAACATTATGGTTCTTCAACGGCAACAACATTCACATCTTCAATTACAAATCCCGAAGGTGGTGTGGTTACTATTTCATTGAGTTCTGCTCAAACGGTCGATTTAAAACCTGGTAGATATGTTTATGACGTAAAAGTCACAAATTCAGGAAAAATCTTTAAGGTCGTTGAAGGTGCTGCACTAGTAAGAGGCGGAGTAACAAGATAACATGCCTACAATCAAAGCTAGGGTTGGTAGTCAGAATGCCGTTCGTGTTTTATCTAACGCATCCGCACCGCCAACAAAATTACTTAACCTAACTGACGTAAATTCTACTGATAAGTCTGATGGAAATCTCTTAATATGGGATTCTCCAACAGAAACTTTCATTATGAGGAATGACATTGATAGGAATATTCTTATCAGTGATGCAACTTCATCAACAACTCCTACTACTGGCGCTTTAGTAATTACTGGTGGAGTTGGAATTGGGGAAAACTTAAATGTTGCTGGTTTAGGCACTTTTGGAATTGGATCTAATTCAATTAATATTAATGGGTCTACTGGAGTAGTAAATGTTGGATCAGGTGTTACTATTAGCACCACTGAGGGAATATTTACTCCCGCATTAGTAGTTGGTAATGCCACAAATTCAGGATCGTTAACTGCTGATACCCTTACCATACTTGGAATTACAACATTATCATCCGTCAGTGGATTTACAACTATTGGTGGAAATTTATTTGTAAAAGATAATTTAGAAGTTGCAGGAACTTCCAATTTTATTGGAACAGCAACTTTTAGAGGTGGAACAATTAATATTGGTGATGCTGATAGTGATAATATTAATGTAAGTGGAGAATTTATTTCCGATTTAATTCCAAATGAGGATGACGAATATAATATTGGATCTTCTCTTAAAAGATGGAAAAACGCATCATTTTCTGGATTAACTACTACCAATACCTTAAATGTTAGTGGGGAATCAATATTTCAAAATAATATAAGTATTACTGGTTTTGTTACTGTAACTGAAGGTTTATATTATGATTCTGATGATTATGATGGTCCTAATGGTATTGCATACTTTGATAATACTGGAAAGTTAATTGGAGCAGCAAGCACTGAAAATGCTCTTACCGAAACTTATTATATACTTACAACTAATGCGGTAGGAATACCGACCTGGACTTCAGTTATAGACGGAGGTATTTTCTAATGGCCAAACCAGGAACCAGACAAGAATTAATAGACTATACATTAAGAAAACTGGGAGCACCAGTATTAGAAATTAATGTTGCTGATGAGCAGATTGATGATTTAGTAGATGACACTATTCAATATTTTAATGAGAGACATTATGATGGTGTCGAAAGAATGTATTTGAAATATAAAATTAGTCAAGAAGATATTGATAGAGGTAAGGCATCAGGAACCAGTGGCGTAGGTATTGTAACAACTACAGGAACTTCTACTATAGCTGGAACAGCAACTACTTTTAGTTTTTATGAAAACTCTAATTATATTCAAGTTCCAGACTCTGTAATTGGAATTGAAAAAATATTTAAATTTGATACAAGCACTATATCTGGAGGAATGTTCAGTATCAAGTATCAAATGTTCTTAAATGACTTACATTTTTTTGGATCTGTTGAATTACTTCAATATGCGATGACAAAAAGTTACTTAGAAGATATTGATCATTTGTTAACCACAGATAAGCAAGTTAGATTCAATAAGAGACAAAATAGACTTTATTTGGATCTTGATTGGGGAGCACAAACAAAAGATACGTTTTTTATCATTGATTGTCATAGAGCACTGGATCCTGCTAATTTTTCTAAGATATATAATGATAGTTTTGTTAAAAAGTATCTAACGGCTTTAGTTAAAAAACAATGGGGACAAAATTTAATTAAGTTTCAAGGAGTCAAACTTCCTGGCGGAACTGAACTTAATGGAAGACAATTGTATGAGGATGGTGAAAGAGAACTTGAAGATATTAAACAAAGAATGTTCTCAGAATACGAAATGCCACCTTTGGATATGATAGGGTAACTAAATATGTCACTTAACCCATTTTTTCTTCAAGGTTCTAGAAACGAACAATTTCTTGTTCAAGATCTAATAAATGAACAACTAAAAATTTACGGTATTGATATAATATATCTACCAAGAAAAATATTTAAAACTGATGATATCATTAGAGAAATTCAATCATCTAAATTCGATGATTCATTTTCATTAGAAGCGTATCTAAACAATTATGATGGATACGCTCCAGATAGTGATATCATGACCAAATTTGGTCTAAGATTAAAAAATGAGATTAGTTTAACTATTTCTAGAGAACGATTTGAAGAATTTATTGTT